AAATCATAAGTAAGAGCAATTTGAAGGACTTTTTTATGCTTAAAGGGCTTACTTTCCGTAACGTTAACGATTTTGACGCCAGTTTTTGAAAACTGATCCATAGAGTGATGCAAAATTGCAGACAGCTGCTCTAAATGCTGGTAATCAACGATAATAGAGTCGTAAAGCGCTTCTTCTACGCCTAGACTAGATAAAAGTGTAGGTAACCCATCAAATTTACTCAATAATTGGCTGTGATCATCATTTCGTTGCATATCTAATAACAACTTAGAAGTATCACCCTCATGAGAAATTAAATTGATTCCATCCCATTCAGGTTTTTCAGCTGCTACAACATTTTGTAATTGTTCTAGTTGCCATCTTTGAATCGGTTTTGAACCCGTCAAATTAAATTGTTGTGATGATAAATGGCGCTTAAGTCCAAATTGATTTGTTTCAATAACATCTGTAACACTAGCATCAAACATTCGGCCAAATTGCAGTATCGCTAAATCAGCTGCATGCTGGTCATCGATAGCGCCTAATACCGCAACAGAATCAAACGCATCTATCCCACCCTTTTTACCTTTTAAATTTACAACACGCCAGAAATCATTTTCCGTGTAATCTTCAGTGACTAAAGCATTAATTTGACGGTAATCACCCTTAATAAACCCAATTGAACAAGCACCACTATTCACCATAGAGTCAAAACCATGTACTAATCGGCTTTGATGTGGTGCGTGTGTTTGAATGAAAATTGATTTAACACTCACGGAGTTATCCTCATTTTAGTTTGAGGATATTTTCTCAAGTAGGTGAATCTATAAAGGCAATGAGTTCCATAGCTTATTTTAAGTTGGGAAACATTTTGATGAAATTTAAAGTAACAATGGCATGTGCTTTATTAGAGGCATCAAGGGGCAAATTGCCTGCTTGAAGTGAAACTAGATGCTCAATTTCAAATTGGTTTTGATTTCTTGCAGCTTTATCAAAAGCATATATTTTTAATCTCATTAAGTATTCAATTGGTGGCGGCTGAGTACCATCCTTATTAAACATTATTTCTTTTATAGCTTTAGCACTATTCGCAATAGCTGCTTCTTTAGTCTCAATAAATGAAATGCTCAACTCATTTGAAGCATTACCAGTTACATGGTTGAGTTGAAAATGCCCCACATGCACTGCATCGGTTTGGGCATCTAGTAGTGATACATCTACATTATTGGCTAACCAAGCAACTTTGTTTGAAGGATCAAAAATTGGAATATTTGCTTGAGCAATTTTACTGTTTGCACGGTACGGGCGAATTTCAATTCCAAAATGTGCAGCTGAAAGTGTACCTAATGCGTAAAGTTCCTGATAATGGGAAACAGCTCGATCCACTGTTAGACCAGACCATAAGACAGGATTTTTAGCAAAACGATCTTTAAACGGATTTAAAACGTTTCCAAAACTGTTATTTATAGTTTTATTCTGTGTTTCGTATTCAAAAAAAGCCATTATTCTTCATCCTCTGGAAATTTACGGCTCTTAGCAATACTTTCAGCTAATGTTAATGCTTCCTCATATTTCATACCTGTATCGCGCTCAAGAATGTACGCCATAATATCTACATCTAAATTTGATTCTTTCAATGATGCGATTACTTGTGTTTTAAGTAATGTTGTATTCATTCTTGATTGAGCATTGTTGATTTCTTCCGTAGCTGCTGCAGTTTGGTTTGAATAATATTCAACTTGCCAAGGGTAATCTTCAGGCTCAAATTGTTCGTTATAAGCAAAACCCCAATCCAAGTGAAGAATTTGATTAATCCCTTCGGAAGCTGCTGTTCGAATGTCTTGTGACCTACGCATGATTTGTGCAGAAGTATGGAATGCTCCACCTTCTCCAATACCACCAGTTAACATGTCAGCCCACCCTACCATACTTGGGTCTAGACCTATACCGCCCATTAACAAACGGACATTAATCATGAACTGTTCAATATTAATAGGTGAGCTTCGTTGATTCTTGATATCACCCACTGGATTTAGAACTTGTTTTTCATCAAATACTGGAAGCATGTGAAAAGCAGTATTCCAGACTGCTTCACCACCTGATAAAGCATCACGGACATAAGCCTCATGATTTTTGAGTAAACCTTCTAAACCACGGATATAGGCTTGACGTTGTGCTGGCGGCATTCCTGACATATTTACTGTCAAGAACATCTGATTTACGGTATCTGCAATTTGCTGGCTATTCATTGATGCCAAAGCGAGGATTACATCATCATAAATATCTTCAATCTCATAAAGAAATGAGCCGCCTAAATGCGCTGGTAAGATTGGTAGCTCATCTGGATCATCACCCTCCAACATTTTCGTGACAAGACCAGTTTCAACAAGCTCATATTGAGCAATATTGCTCATACGGGGCATTTTGAAACGTACCATTTGAATAGTATTCAGTTTGGTAATAGTTTTTTGCCAATTACGAGGATCTAAACAAAAAAAGGCGACAGTCTTACTGCCTTGTTCGAACGGTTGTATTAATGGCGGATATGTATACTCATTGCATACGAGGTCAATTACACCTATATCTTTTTTCCCATAAATACGTGCATAGGAATCACCGAAAGAAATAGCATCTCGGGCAAGTTTGCTTAAATACTTATTGATAAGCTTTTCCATCTTTACACGGCGCTCATCTAGTTGTTTTTTTAGTTTTTCAGCTGCTGGTCCATTCGCCTTTTTTAACCGTTCTGCGGGCGTAATAAAGACTTGTTGGCCGCTATAAGAATCTCCGCCTAAGGCTGCAGAAACATGAATCCCCATACCCTCTGCGATAGGTGCAAAGCGTAACATTCTCTCCCATTTAGTAAGAATTTCTTTTCGAGTACGCTTCTTATTGGCTTTGGTTTGGTTAGTCCCAAGTGAAAACGGAGCCATAGTTTCATATAGCTGCGCTGTTGCATCCTGATTAGACGTATCGAATTGCTGATCATATGAATTAACATTTTCACCGAGTAACAACGATAAGAACCGAGAAGACATAACTAAGCCAAAATACCTAAATAATTAAGTATTTTGATGACTAATAATTTTTAACTTTTAGATGGGTTCCAAAGTTAATTGGAACCGTACAGATTCCATTAATTAACTGCATGCAATTCTATCTGAACAAATTTCTTATCTAATTAGAGGAAAAGCTCATGGCCGAAGTTAAAGTATTTAATGCTTTGGATATTGAATTAGCTCAAAAAACCCAAGACATCGTCAATGCGCAACGTTTTAACAACCGTCCTGCTTTCAAAACATTAAATCTAGGCTGGGATTTAGAGACTGGGTCGGTAGCAGTAAATTACACATTTGTAGAAGAACCACCAGTTAATGATCAGCCTGCTTAAACATGAAAGCCCCTAATAAGGGGCTTTTTAATAGCCAGTAATATCAACTATTAAATGACTATGAAATGGAGAATAGAGACTAGCTGAAGTATTCATACCATTAGCTAGTATCGTATATCCCCGAAGGATCTTACCTGAGAAAGTTGGATCACTATATGAGTTAGTCTTTATAGTACAGTATGAATGCATATAAGAACTCAAACCACCAGCTCCCCAATAATATTCATAATGAGCTGGACAAGCTAAAGCCAAGCCATAAGTCTTATTAGCATTATAATCAGGTATATCTGATAACCATGAGCTAAAATAATTTGCACTGCCTTTTAAATAAAAAGTTTCTGCTTTAACTACTTTTAAAGGATTGTGGGAGTTAGAAAATACAATCTCACCTTTACCATTCTTAATTAGTAATTTTGGCGAATGACCACTTTCTAATAAAGTAATTAATCCAAATACATAATAATTTGCTTTTGTAAAAGGAAAAGTATTCTTATATTTAAATCCTCCTTGGTCGTCTAAGGTGTCAAAAATTACAGTTATTTTCCAATTATTTGTGGAAGTTTCTTCATATCTGACCTGCATCACAGAAACGCCTGTAAATACCACAATTGGTCTTTGTAAAGATGTAACATTCAAAACATGACACTTAACGTAACCAGATACAGATAGCACTGCAGGAGGTAATGGGTCTGAAGAAGCGACTTCCCTAACAAACTTATTTATAAGGTGAAAGTTTCTATAGCTGTCGTCAATTATTGTCACTTTATTATCATTGAGAATTTTGATGTATTCAGCCATTAGCATTTACCTATATGAATACTAACCGTTTGCTGAAAAGCTGTATTGTAATAAGCTCTACAATCATAAATTAATAAATAAGATGAAGTATCATCCATTTGATTAAGTATCTTATCGCCCAGCTTAGCCTCAATAGCCATAGCTTTAGTCAAAATGGCACATCCCATACCATTTGAATAAGACTCAACTACAGCACTATTGGCAGATAACACTTCACCAGAAGCTACATAAGCCCACCATCTTGGATGATTTTCAGCAGTATCTAGTTTTCGTACAATTGTGTCCATAGATGAACCTTTCGGGAGGACAACACTTAACGTTTCTGTATACATACTAAGATTAGATGTTAGATCAAGGACCACGTTGCCACCGAGGTCCCTTAATAAGAATGTAGCCATTTATAAACCAATATAAATTCTCTCAATATTGTTATCGTCATATAACTTTAAAGCGGTCCCTGAAATGACCATTCTTGCTTTTTGAGGCTGACTAGGATCTTTATAAGTAATTAAAGTCCCAAGTTCACCAGTTATGGCACTTAACTTGTCAACATTGAATAATTCAGCTGTAAGAGACTTGGCCTTAAAGTTTGCGGCTGTCAAATTCTTAATAAATACATCACTGTTCATCAAAACTTGATTGTCTTGGATTATGAACGGCATATATTTAGTAGAAGAAGAACCAGTTGTGAAGAAAATTCTATCCGCTTGGAAACCTATTGAGCTGAGCACAGTTCCATTTGTTTGCTCACTGACCATAGACATACCAGTAAACACACCGTTATTGTCCATACCCATTACGTATTTACCTTTCACACCATCAATCAAGTCAGCTTGTGATTTAAGCTTGATAGCATTTTGGCCGTAAACAGAAACCAAAGTTTGTAATGCACCAGCATATGCCCCCACATCAGTTGTATATGTGGTTTTGAAATTTTCGAAATCAGCTATGTTGTCAGCATCTTCAATATCGATAAAGTCTAGATCCACTTCACCAGCTTTACCTGAATAGTTACCAATGAATACAGGTGTAAAGAAAGCAGCTTTGTTTGCGAATGTTTTAGGGCTTAGTAGAGTGCCAGCACCTGCACTTGCACCAGCAGATCGGCCCTTAAAGTAAGCGGTACCAGTTATCCAAGTTCCCAACGCTGGTGCGGTACCTGCAACTAAATAATGACTTGAACCGATATCATTGATTTCAGAGTTATCTTGAGCAATATATTTTGTTTTATTGGCGTTTTGACAGGTCGCACCAACATAAACAACTCCGGTACCACTTACACGGCGGAATCTATACTTAACTCGGTAATATTTATTGTCATCGATAGGCAAAGATGTGAACCAATTTAACCAGGCTTCATCATTACCTACGTTATTACCAATTCTTAGTGCATATCCTCCACGACATGTTGCATCTGCAACTAAACTAAGTTCAGTCTTATTCCCACTTGGTGTTTTTACTAACCAATCTTTTTGCCATGTTTCGAGTACTGAAGCCATGATCTTTTGACCATTTGCAGAATACAGTGCAGACATTCTTTCTGTTGAAGATGCGATTGCTTCATTCGTCTTGGTAGACGTCATGTAATCACGCTCTAATGTCGCTTTTGTAGTAGAAGCTATGTCCTTGGCAGTATCAGCTATTTCTTTAGCCTTCTCCGATATTGCACGTACTAATGCTTGTCGTGCATTGTGCACGTTAGCAAAGTTAGTAATGAACTGGTTTCGGTCAATCGTACTAGTTACATTCATATTTGCGAATAAAGCTGCCAAATATGTATTTAAAGTACTGAATGCCGTGGCATAAGCAGCAGAAGATATACCATAAGTGACTGCCTCAGCTCGCAAGCTTGCATCAGTTTGATAAAGTGTATCCCAAACCAACTTCGCCTGTTTTTTCTCAACTGGTGTGAGTTTATTATCAGCAGCAATATCACTTAACTGAGCCATTGGAACATCCACTTTGGCTTGTGAACCTGCAGTGGTTTCCATCATTGAAGTCACT